TAGGTGGTCAGGGGCGTGAATGGCGCCACGCCGGTGTCCCCACCCCAGGGGAAGTCGCCCCACTGCCCGTCGCCCCAGCCCGCGACCGAACCCCAGGGCATCGTGCCCCAGCCGCCGGTGCCCCAGCCCGCGGGATTCGAGCGTGGACTCATCGTGTCCTCACCGCGTCCTCCCAGGCCAACTCACCATCGAGGGAGGCGATGCCGGTACGCCAGTCGAGGATCCGCATCTCCCCGTTGATGTCAGAAGGGGAAGACCGCCCCTGTGAGGCGTACTGCATCTGCGATATTCCCGCGCGTCCGGAGTCCAGGCCGTCAAAGGTGGTCTGCAGACCGCGGGTGTGTCCGATCATGTCGCTGTGAACCCGGCCCATCCCGTCCCCGATACCGAGACGCAGACCCTCGGCGATGTTCTGGCCGATCTCGTAGAAGACCTTGGAGGGGCTGGCGTTCCGCAGCACCGTGTTGACGGCGTCGACCAGCTCCTGGACCTTGTTGACAGCGTCGATCTTGATGCTGTCGAGTCCACCCATCAGGCCGGAGCGCAGACCATTCGCCATCGAGGTTCCGGCCTGGGTCATCTGGGCAACCAGTCGCCCGGTACCTTGAGACACCCCCGCGATCAGACCGTCGACCGTGGACTTTCCGATCTCGATGAACTTCCTCGCCGGAGAACCCATGCCGACCGCGTTAGCGGCACCCTGGATCGACTCGTTCGCCATCGCGATCGCCGCTGTCTTGGCGCCCGACCCGAACTTGATCCCCTCCGCGAAGCCCGACTGCACGGCGTTGCCGACCGCACGGGCTGCTTTCAGCATGGCCTCCTTGCTCGGCAAGGTCGCGGAGAATGACGGCGAGCCGCCGGGGCCCGGGGCGAATCCCGTGGCCTTCCCCGTCTCCTTGTAGTTCGTCGTGATGTTGACGGTGCGGGGGCGTGTAGCTTTGTCCATCTTGCGCTCGACCAGTGCCGCCACCCTGTCGAACGAGATGCCGAGGATGCTGGAGGCCAGCACCTCGAACGCGACGATCAGCTTGTCCAGCGTGACGCCGAGCGCGTCGGCCATGTTCACGGCCAGGGCCTCGGAGAGTGTCACGCCCGAGGCGACCAGCCTGTTGACCTGCCTCACGCCCTCGCGTCCGCCCTGGATCAATCCCTTCAGAACCTCGGCACCGCCCTGCCCCAGATCCTTGACCTGCCGTAGCAGCTCCTGGGAGGCGCCCAGCGTGCGGAGTTCCTTCCAGTTCTTCGTGTAGTCGAGCAAGTCCTGCACGGCGTTCTGCAGCGTGCTCCTGATCTCGGAGAACGACACCGCCGATCCGTCGGCGAGGCCGGCGAACGCGTCCTTCACGAAGTTGAACGCCTCGGCGGTGTCGGCCTTCCACTGCTCGATGACACCGGCCTGCTCCTTGAAGAACTCGGTGATCTTGTCCCCGGTCCCCAGCAGACCGCCCACCGGATCATTCACGGCCTCGTACATCTTGTCCCTCAGGTCGAGGAACGCCTGCCCCGACCCCTTGGCATACTCCTCGAGCTGGGCGGTCCCGGTCTCACTGACCTGCTGTACCTCCAGGAGCGCCTGGACGATCATGTCGGACGCGGCCTGGATCTTCAGGGCCGTGAGGTTGACGACCTCCCCCGCGGCCTTCTCGGACCCGTAGAGCTGTCCCAGCATCGTGACGTACTGACCGGTGTTGATGGTGCCGTCCTCATAGGCCGTGTATAGATCCGACAGTTCCTTCAGCCAGACGTCGCCCCCGGCCTTCAGTGCATCGAAGGCCGCGACCTGCTCGTCGGTGTTTAGCGGTCCCTGTGCCGTCATCTCGCGAGAGGCCAGGAGATCCTCGCGGGCCTGCTCCAACACCTTCACCTGCTCGTCGGTCCACCCACCGGACAGGATCCCGCTGGACAGATCGTCGCCCATCTCGACCCAAGCCTCGCTGAGCTGGTCGACCGCGTCTCGGGCCAGGGTGGTGGAGACCGTCGCCGAGGTCAGGATGATGCTGACCGCATCACCGAAGTGCTGGACCCCGTAGACGACCTTCCCGATATTGGAGAGGTTATTGAACCCTTCCTGGGCCGTCTTGTACGTGGCAGAGAGAACCTCGGCGGTGGACATCGCGCCGGCCTTCAACGACTCCATCGAGGAATCGAACGTCTCGGCGGTGGCCTTCGCCGCCGCGCCGACCTCGGCGAACGTGCCCTTCAGGAGGAGGAACGCCGCCCCGACCACCGCGATGATGACCGCCGCCCCGACGAACGGGGCCATCGTTGAGAACATCGCGGCGGACATTGCGGGCAGAAACTTCAGCACGGCCGCACCCGCGACGTTGGCGAGCCAAAGCAGCTGCACTCCCATGAACTTTATGATCGCGACGAACTTCAGCTGCTTGAAGGACAGCGTCGAGATCGCCAGCGCGAGGATCCCCATCGCCCCGGCCAGCTCGAAGATGTAGTGGATGAAGGGCGCGTTCATCACGGCCTGTACCGCGACCAGAAAGCCGTTGAGTAGTGGGGCGACGATGTTCTGCAAGATGGCCGCACCCAGCTCGATCGCCGCCGTCGTGATGGGAAGGATCGCGAGCAGGAATCGTGACAGCTCGAGTCCGACACTCACCAGCGCGTTGGAGAACTTCGGGAAGACCTGAACGATCTGCTGCAGCCAGGTGAACACGTTGCGGATCAGTTCAGCGAGCTGATCCATGTTGAGGCCCAGCCCCATGGCGGACATCTTGCGGATGCCGTTGATGACCTGTGCGATCCCCTCCACGAACGCCTTGGCGGGCTCCTCGTACTTCTCGAAGAATCCGAGCAGTCCGCCACCGCCCTCGACGCCCTGGTTGATGATGCCGCCGAGCACCTTCCACTCGTTGAGCCAGGTCCGTATGAACTCGAGGAACGGCGAAGAGGCCCCACCGACACCGTTGAGCGCGTCGATGAAGTTCTGGACGTGCTCGACGACCCAGTCGATGGCCGGCTGCATCGCACGCAGGCCCCTGACCCCGGCCTCCCCGATGCTCGTCCACAGATCCTTCCCGCTGGATCCCATGTCGGAGAAACTCTTGACCACGCCCCGGGCCATGTTGAACGCTTCGGCCTGGATAGCCAGGAACGCGCCCTGGAAGGTCTCGGCACCTTCCTTGGTTTCGGTGAGCAGATTACGCCACTTGAACGCGGCCAGCCCCATCACGGCGGCGGTGGCGGTAAGCGCGGCGGCGAAGGCCACGGCGCCGACGACGGCGGCGGTCAGCAGTGAGACCATGCCGACGAGTGCGGCGATGATGATGTTGATGGTCGGCGCGATCAGGAGCAGGAAACTCAAGGCTCCCTGAGCGATGTTCGATATCCCGCGGAAGAAGGATCCGACATCGGTGGCGATCCCCTTACCGGGAGGCCCGCCGAAGATACCCCCGCCGCGCAGGAGCGCGGACGCGGCCAGGGTTCTGTTCAGACCTTCGGCCTCTTGATCGGTGACGGCGATGCTCGCGCTGAGTGCGCTGAAGTCGAATGAGGTTTGGATCGCTTGTCCACCAACATCATCGATGGCACCAGAGAGTGCTTCGAAGTTCAGTGACGACTGAGCGGCGTCCGTGGTCGTGTCCTTGATAACACCGTCGTATATGCCCCAGCCCATGGTTGCCTGGACCGCGCTGGCGCCGGCGTCTTCTGCAGCGTTCCCCACCGCACTCTGTGCGGCAGCCGCCAACGCCGCCACATCGCCTGTTCCCTTGATCGCATCGCCGAGGATCTCGAACTTTCCGGACGAAAGCAGTGCCTGATCCCCGGACTTATTGACAGCGGCACTCACGCCCTTCATCTGGGCGGAAAGCTGCGTGACGAACTTGTCGGTGTCCGGCAGGATGTTGATGAACGCGGTACCGACGTGGATCTCAGCCACTGACGCTCATCTCCTCGTAGTGAACGTCTCCCCCGAAGAAGGCGCTCATCTCCTCGGTCGTCGCCATCTCACGGTGCTCGGTGGCCGCCGCCGCCGGCGCTCTCGGACGGGAGATCACGATCGGATCCCACCCCTTCGTCCCGGCCTTGACGTTGGTCTGGAAGAGGAGCTTGTTGCCGAAGTCGGTGATCTCGATCAACGTCGCGAGCAGCTCGTCGGTCATCGACCACGACTTTCCGTCGAACGCGACCTCGCGGAACACCGCACCCGTCGTCGGCAGCCCGTTGACGAGGGCGAGCACCCGGCGTACGCCGGGCGCCCGATCGCCCCACAGCACCTCGCGCAGGTCCATGCCGTAGTGGCTCTGGAAGTCCGCCTCTACGGCCCCGAAGTGCTCGTACATCAACCCTCCGAGGCCGGCGATTCCCCCGCGTTCATCCCATAGAGTCCGGACACGTTCTCCAGGAGCGCCTGCATGTCCGTCATCGACGGACCGAGATCGAGGAACTCCTGGTACCGGGAGCGGAACAACGCCTGTGCGATGGCGGCTAGAACACCCGCCACCGCCAGGCCGTCGCTCTCTTCCTGAGCCTTGTTGAGATCGCGGATGCTCTCGACGATCGCGAACGGCATCTCCGGTGGAAGCTCGAAGGTCAGTCCCCCGAACTTCACCGTCGGTGCTTCACCGTTCGCCTCCGCGCGAGCTGCGCGTGCGATATCAAGGTCTACCGTGTTCATCCCTGCTCACCCCTTCTATCCCGTTAGGAACTCGCCGCAGCGAACGCGGGGTCGTCGGTGAACAGCGTGTAGGCATCGACTCCCGCGCCGGGGTCCGTGGCTGCGAACGTCACGGGCAGGTCGGCGGCGGCCGTGCGGACCAGGCTGGTTTCGACGGACTCCGACACGATCCCTCGTGGCATGTACAGCCGGTAGGCCTTCGTCCCGTCGGCCCACTCCAGGATCACCGCGCGCTCCTCGAACTCCTCGGGGGACGGTGGCGTGTACTTGAACTCCCCGGTGTTCTCCTCGACCGCCCCACCGAGTGCGAACTCGATGGTGTCCTTGTTCCATTGGCGCAGTGCGAAGGACAGCTGGATCGAACGACCGGTGATGATGCGCCGGATCGGGTAGAAGGACTGCCATGCGCCGATGTCGGTGATGTCCTTACCCTCGGTGAAGGTGGCGCCGTCCTCGGAGATGAACCCGAGGTCGGTCCAGTCACCGTCCAGGGGGGTCGCGACGTCTGTGGGGGCACTGCCGCTGGTCGCTGCGACCCACACCGATCCGTTGGCGCCGACCACGACCTGTGCTGCGTCGTTGCTCATAGCAACTCACTCCTCTCCGCTCGGATGCGGATACCTGTGAGCCCTACGAGCCCTCGGATGGACTCCTCACGCATGAACATCGTATACCCCCGCGCAGCGGGGGCGTCACGAAGAGGTCGGCTCCAGCGCCCGTCCGTAGACCCACATCGCAAAGACGTAGCGGTCGCGGCCCGAGGTCGGGTCCGGGGACCAGGCCAGCCCGAGCGAATCCTCAACGGCCGTCACGAAGACGTCGACCGGCTCGTGGATGCTTTGACCCTCCATGTCCAGCAGCACGACCCGCGCCTCCTGCGCGATGTCCAGGATGTCGGACTTCGTGACGGCGGAGCCGTCCTTACGGTTCCCGCCCCACACATCGACCTGGATCCGCGCGCGATCGAGGTACTGACGAACCACCGGTGTCCCCCCGACCCGCTGCACCACGATCAGCGGGTAGACCGGATTCTTGGCCGGGATCGAGGAGTGCACGCCCGCCAGCCCGGAGATGGCCGCGGTCCGCAGCGCCACCGAGGCGACGGCCTCGAGGTCGGGAAGTACGACGAAGTTAGCCATACAGGCCCCTGGCCTGGTTGCCGATCAGGTGCAGCCCCACCGCATCGACTCCGCGGCGCAGCGGGGCGAACGGCGGCGTGTCCTCGGTGCCGACCTCAAGCCACCAGGCCTTGTAGTCATCGGCGTTCACGCGACCGGCGGCCACCCCGTTCTCGATGCCGGAGTCCCCGTTGATCGACTCGATGTAGTCCCCGGTCTCATACGGGTGCGGGCCCGAGGCCTCCCACGCGGCCCGAA